AACTAAGGTCCAGACAGAAGATGGTGTTGTATATGACCTTGGATTATTCCAGCACCCACCAAAGCATGAACATAAGTTTGGTTGCCCGTCGTGTCTAGTTAAAAATGCTTGGACTGAGGAGGATAGATAACATGTGGAATTTGATTCGTTGGATCTTCGGCCTTGGCGATCCTTGGACTGATCAGTGATATTTTCATGGTGGGACAGGCAGCCGTATCAGAAGCGTATGTGGATCATAAGATCTGCGTGGTTTATCAGCGGCATATGGCTGCTTATCCTGCTGTGGGAATGGATGGAAGGGCATAGGCTACAAGCTGACCCCAATGCTGACGTCGTGGAAGAATATGAAAGGAAAAATAAGGGAGAAAAAAAGGAATGAGCCTCTTAGCAATCGAAGCTGAAATGCTCTGTACGTTGGCAGAAAAGGCTGCTGATATGTTAGATAATGAAGATAGATGCGAGCCTTCAGAAGGGTCAAAAGATATTACTGGAAGCATCAGAAAGGTATCAGGCAGGATACGGGAAATCATCCATGAGCATCCTGAAGATCATGATAATGAAGAGCATACTGCACAATTTCATCGAGAAGTTGCGTCGAAGGGCTGGGTAGGTAAGTCAGATGCCGATTGATATTGATCTTGATAGATTTTTTCTACAACTTACACCTGAAGAAGTCGCTGCTGTATTTGAGCAAGCGTATTCATACATGACAGATGATGCTAGATTATCATCTTTGGACGATATAATGACAGATTCTGAAAAGGATGAATGTATAGGCAGGTGGTCATAATGCCATTTCGAGCTAAAAATAGAAAGTGGAACGATGACGGTTTATGCTTAGAATGTGGCAAGCCGCCTGCTGAGTTGTATAATGCGAATGGTAGTTTTAGGGGCTTTGCTGCTAGATGCAGACAGCATCTAAACCGAGCAGCAAAGAATCAAAGGGATTATAACAGAAAGAAGAAAAATGAGCAGCGAAATTCGGGACTCGTTGATTAGCCTGCGTAAGCGACGTATTGATATTATCCATGAGTTGAATCTGATCGAAAAGTCTGTTACTAGCTTGGAACAGATTTTAAAGCTAGAGCCTTCTATCAAGAAGAACAATCTGCTTATTAAGCCGAATGAAGATAGCAGAAGAATCCACATACACAGACCGGCTAATATAAAGATCGACGCATGCGTATTTACCCCTTGCTCTAGGCCTTTCATGGCACGGCGTAAGGATGCAAAATCCTGTTGCTTGGAGCATGATAAGTTCCAATATTACGAAAAGACGCCCCACAAGCGTCCGTCTGATTGGAAAGGCGATAGCCCTTATGCGTGGAAGAACATGCTTGATAGCATGATCAAGTCAGGCATCGATGCTGATAAGGCTGATGCTTATATGAAAAAGCACGCAGGATTGGCGTCTAAAGCATTAGCTGATAGCGTTAAACATGAGGCTATTGTTAGGACTCATAGCAAGCATAAGGGTGCAATACTGATCCCCGGCGATGGGTTAAGTGCGAAGAAGTGATGTCTTACTTTTCATTAGCCTTACTATGGCTCGGCGGATTCTGCATTGGTCTTTGGTTAGGCATTAAGATAGGCATTAAAATAGCTATAATAGCTATAAAGATAGAAGGAGAAAGTGAAAAAGATAATCGTTATCATCACTCCACGCCTTCGCCCGACTAAATTTATAGTCGAGGCTCATGATGAATCTGATGCGTATAATCATGTCAGATTGCTGACTGATGAGTTTAGAAAGATCAATTTCAAGCGACGGGAATCTATGACGTTTGATTATATTTATTTCAACGAGCCAGCAGCGAATAAGGTCCGACGGACCTTGGATAAGAAGTATGAGAAGAAGTGCGAATATAGGTTATCTAATAACCCTGTAGAATTTTGCGGCTTGGATTTTAAAGCAGTCACAAAGAGAGCTAAGTATTGTGAAGTCCATCGCAGCGAACCTATTTTCCCGAAGAAACTGGCGTGCATCTGTACCGGCTGTCCTAAGCAGGTTCCGGAATGGTGGGCGAGCGGTATGTGCTACGGCTGCGTCAACGAGGATTGCGAGCATCCCATTCCGGGGGAAGCCCCCGGACGAGAAGGTTCAGAGAATCGCATTGCTGGAAAGGTTGACTAAAAAGCCATGAGAGATCTGATTAGATTGATCAAAGAAGCATTGGAAGCATATATCTGCAGAGCTAAGGCTGATACTGAATATTCTATCTTTATCAACGCCCGCAATGAAGAAATGCTAAAAAAGATTGAATCTTCAGCAGTAGGCTCTATGGAAGAGGCTATGCAACAAAAGATTATTTCTATGCCTATCCTTGGCAAGGGGAATAAGAGGGAGCATTGATAGGGTCAGTAATTGGTTTTATCATCGGTTGGCTTATAGCCCAAATCATGCTCTATTTCTGGCATGATGAGATATGTACTTTTTTTGATAAATACCTTGGTTGGATAGTTGATAAATGGCTTTAGTAACATCGGACCCATAGATCAATTGGTCAGATCAATCGGCTCATAACCGATCAGTTCTAGGTTCGAGTCCTAGTGGGTCCACCATATATATGACACATATAACCTTATTTGTAAGATATAACAAACGATACAAGCTATGGGAGTTTCCATACGTAAGCCCTTATTTTGGCATAGATTATAAAGAACCATCCAGGACTAGGACAAAAGTAATAGCTTTGATCTATGCTAATCAAAGAGCTGAGATTCTTAGGAAGGCATATAAGATTCCTGTATGGATAGAAGTATATAAGAGAGACGGGCTCAAACAAATGAGAATTGTGAAATAAAATAATGAACGAAGATACAATCAAACGTGCTATTGGAGATTTGTATAATGCCATCGAGGCGTGCAATAATTCAATCGCTATCGTTAGCGATCGCAGGTATTATCTCACCCAAGCTTTTATCAGCATCAACGCTGCATCAACGCAGCTTCAAGGGATCAATGACGAATAATGTTATCAAGTTGATCGATTTGAACTTGGAAAATGATCTGGCTATCACTTTCAACGTAGCAGCATTCATATCTATGCAATCTACCACAACTCAGGGTGTGAATCTAGTCAACTTTGCTGGTGAGGAGTATAGAGTGACCAATTCCTTGCAAGATATCAGGAACGGACTTACCAGATAATGCTACCAGAAGGCCCTATAAGCCCCGATGCTCAAGATCTAGTTGATTATAACAAAGAGGGCCAAGTTATAATAGTAGTACATGCGAATTCTAGAAATGATTTCTCATGTATGAAAAAGGGTGAATTATCAAGGGTTCGTAATCTGAATCCAAGAACAGGCAAGCCGCGTAGATTAGAGGGCGGCTCGCTGATGCATAGATTGCTAGAGGTATATTACCAGCTATCCATGTGGACAGATTATGCTTTCGATTTCAAAATCGATGAAGCTGTAAGATACGGTAGATATTGTATCGTCGCCGAGCAGATGAATAACTTAGATCAATCAGAAGCCGAGTTTATCATCCAACGGTTTAAAGAATACTGTGAGTTCTATATCAACGATACATGGCGGCCGTATATGATCGAGCAGCCGTTTGCAAAGACTATGTATGAAGATAAAGATTACCACATTATCGGCGAAAGCCAACTCGATTATGCTGGAATTGATACTGCTCCCAACGGGGGGATACCTGGGATATTCGTTGCTGACCACAAGACAGAAGAAAAGGCGACGAACCCTGATATCTTACAAGACCAGGGCTATATGTACGCATGGTGGTCTGAGCAACCCTACGTGGTATCAAATAGAATTGGTCTTCAAGAGAAAAAGAAAGACCCTTTCCATAGGGAAATCCTTCCTTATACTAAAGAGAAGGTACAGGATTGGTTGGAAGAGATCGTGTCGTGGGCTATCAATACAGACTCACAGATTAAAGCTGGGTATTTTCCGCGCAATTTTAGCATGTGCCATGTGTATGGCCTGTGCATATTTGCCAATATTTGTATGGCTCAACCCGGAGATAGGGACAGGATCATCAATCGCGATTTTGTTAGTGGTTTGGATAGGACTCACTTTGGCGGTTGAAGTAATGCGTATGGATGACATATGAGCAGCGCATATATCTATAGCTGGAAATATCTCAAGCCAGAATATAAGCTGTATTGGGTATCGACTAGGACAGCATGTGGGGGAGTGTTTGTAAATACTCTTGGTCATATCATATACGGCGCGCCTATCTTCCAAAGATGGTTGGGTAAGAAATTGACAGATATCAAATATGAGATTATTAGCATGAAAGAATTGCCTCGATGATCATATTATTTATATCGGAGAATCATGATGCATGGCGGGATCAGTGGATTAAAAATAATCCATCCTACTCATTTTATAACTATACCAAATGTATCTCTTGCTGTGGCGAACTAGGAGAGGTATTATCGGATCTTTATGATATCTCCAAAGTTATTGATCCTCAGCGAAAGGATCATCTTCAATCTTTTTACCGTGCTGCTAAAGAGATATTTATGAGGCCATATTTTAAATCGATTCGGTGCGGAACCTTTAAGCCATGAAGACATCTCATCCATTGCCACACAAATACGAGAAGAGAGATCTAGGGTCGCTAAAACCCTATTACGTACAAGCATGCTCGCTTAAGAACTGTACTCATTATCTATCATTCAATGCGGTTATTGGTATGGAAAGCATATGCTGGCGGTGCGGTACTACATTTATAATGACTAAAAAATCTTCTGCATTGAAATACCCAAGATGCTTAACTTGCAAGCCGTCGAGACGTAAAGACGTCGCGCCTGTGGATAAAGATGCAATCGCGGCTGCGTTGGGAAGGATTGGGATAAAGTGAAGTTATCTGAACTCAGATTTGGCGATTATATCAAAGCCATGTTCGTTGGTAGGACTGGCTCATGGAAGACCGGAGCTATAGGATCATTTCCAGAGCCTATCAAGATCCTCAACTTCGATGGCATGGATCGTATACAGACTATCAAGGCTTTATATCCATCGAAAGATATAGATTTTGATAATCTATCGAATAGAAACGTCCCTGAAATAGAAGACAAGCTGGAGCAGATCATAAAAAACCCGAAGAAGTTCGCAACATATGGATTTGATAGCTATAGCTTTTTCATGCAGCATGCTATCAAATATGGCATGAAGAATTCGACCACAGAAATGATCGGCCAGATGAAAGTTGCAGGATTGAAACAGTTCAATGTCGAAGCTGCGGCTGCTAACAATCTGTATGATATCATCCAACAGATTACAGATTGCCATTTTCTCATGACGGCGCATATTATAGAAACATCTGTAAAGAAGCCAGATGGTTCTGATGCTGTTACGAAAAAACTAGCCACTGCTGGCAAAGCTCCGTCGGTCCTTATGCCTGGGGTTTTTTCAGAAGTCTGGTCGTTTCATCTTGAGCCCGGCCAGCCGATAGGAAAGCCTCCGACGGCTTATATTATCACGCAATCGGGCGCTGAAGAGGGTATATCTACGCTGGAGAAATCGGCATTGGGAGCCGCAGGCGCTCTGCCTAGAAGGTTAGATTATGGTACTGATCTATATGCTGCTATCAAGAAGCAATTGGCAGCGAAAGGATATAGTTTAAAATAATGGCTTGCTGCGAAAGAAACAGTGCTAGATTGCCTTGTTTTTGTCATAAAGGAAAAGCGAGTTTAATGCCAGAGCCCATTTAAGGGAGATAGATCTGATCGTATCAAAAAGTTATAAGATTACTAACCAACATGCCTTATATGGATAATAAATATTTGCCCTGCTCTTGCTACGGCGCGCAATCTAAAGTCTGTACCGTTGGCTGTGGATGCCCATGTCACTCTACGCCCGAGTTCTCTGACAAGCTAAGGATGATAAAAGAAGAATATGATAACCTTCTATCCAAAGCCAACGGTTCATCTGGTCTGACAGGCGATGAGGTTGATGCGTTTAGGGCGATAATCCCAATCTTATCTGATATATCAGAAATGGCTACGTTGATAAAGAGTATATCAGAACTATGGCATGAAATGACAGAAGTGATAGAATGGTATAAAAGGATAAAAAATGTCTAAAAGATATGTATCAATCAGAACTGAGATCGATGCTGTGCAATGGACGGGGATCAATGAGGAAGAGGTAAAAGAGTTTGTAGGGGGTGATAAGATTAGTTCCATCTGTGGCAATCTACAGGTCTTTGATGAATTGCAGAACTGCACCATCAATGCTAATGTAAACGATTATATCATCAAAGGCACTGAAGGCGAGTTCTATCCCTGCGCTGAAAAGGTATTTCTGCGTAAGTATGAAGAGTGTAATGCTGTCTGAGGCTGAAGCGATTACTATAATTGGGGCGTTGCAATATCTTTTGATGAAGGATGGCAAACCGATAGCTATCATGCAGAGAAAACGACTTGAGCATTTGAAAAAGCAATTGGATGGTCGAATCGTACGTGACATGTCGGATGAACAGTTGGTAGATGAAGTGGCAAAAGACGTAAAACAATAAACTAGATAGAAAAGAGAAAATATGAGCATTTTTGAAACGACAGACAAGCAACTCAACCGCGATAAGCTGCTCGAACCCGATTGGTATGATTGGGAAATAACTGATGTCGAAGACAAGCCTTCCAAGACCGACGGTTCGAATAACTGTTGGGTTTCTTGTGAAGGTATCGGTGAAAGCAATCGATACGTTCAGGTTTCCATTTGCTTCAATGAGAAATGGTCTCCCGTATTGATCCCTTTCATCAAAGGTGCTATGGGTGCCGAGCCCAATCCTGGCGATCAGTTCGAATTCACCAAGGATAAGCTGAAGGGAAAGCAGTTTTCGGGTTTCAATCAGCCCAAGTTGTTTGAGGGTAAGATGAGAAATAATCTTACCGATTTCAAGCCCTTGGCTGCTTGATAGCTGATTGATATTTACCGGATGCTATCGAATATTGGGGGAATAAGGTAGGGTGTTATGGGTATGCCATGACATTTGCGAGCATCCGGCCCTTTTATATGAAGATAAAAGTTCCTAACATAGACGATTTACTTTTACTGACACTAATTTTTGGAGAACATGTGACCCACTTTTTTGACGGTTCTGATATTCATGTGACCCACTTTTTTGACGGTTCTGATATTGAAGATGATGTTCTAGACAACGAGGAGCCAGATGAATTCTTCGAAGAAGACGAAGACGAAGACGAAGACGAAGAAGACGAATATCTCGCGCCTGCTGAAGAAGACGAAGACGAAGAAGACGAAGATTGCGACGATTGATAAGATATATTCTCTTCTATGGATTCTAATAACAGAGCATGAGGGTAGTCCATACCATGATGGGTGGTTCTTTTGTCCATATCTCAAGGCTAGGGGTATAAGAGCTATTGATTTAGGGATCAGTTTATGTAGGAGTTGATATTAATGAAATGCTATAACAGAACCTGCGGCGAAGAGATCGAATTGGGCCAGGCGTTTGAGACAGAAGATAATAATGTCTTTTGCGACGATGTTTGTGCGGCGTTTGAAAGGGCTTATAAGTTGGAAGACGAGAAGCGAGCTAAAGATGCCTCGATCGAATAGAGATAAACGTTTCAGAGAAGGCTTTGCTATGGGCCTCAGAGTTGCATGGTTGCATGTGGTTAGAAATAGAAATAGAAAAGAATCCTTAGCAGACATAGAAGCCCATCATGATGAACTATTAGAAGATAAATCTAACGAAATACCAAGAATTAGAGATTTTCCTGGCCTAAAAGATGAATGGATCAAACTCAATGTCCCTGAACAAGCTCAAAAAGATCGCCCGAAGAAGCGATCATAGGAATTATAAGCATGGCGCCATCGTCATTCGAGGAGGAGCGATTATATCGTCGGGATATAATCATGGCCTTAAGCATGCGGAGGTACATGCAGTTGAAAAGCTTTGGCCTGGTTTCGCTACGAGAAGCACAGTCATCACAATACGTCTTACAAGAACGGGATTTGGAATCTCTCGCCCTTGTGACCAATGCTATCGATACATGCGGGGTAATGGGGTTAGGAAAGTGATATATATGGATAGAGAAGGATCATGGGTAAGAGAGAAGTTGTAGAAGATGAATGGAATAGGGCCGAATGGCAAAGATTCCTTGAGCGGGTTGGAAATACAGAAGTTACAGAATCTATTGAAGAACCTGCTCCCAAGAAGCCAAAGAAAAAGCAAAAAGTAATAGCTGGCGTTATGCCAAAGATATCAATCAGGGATTTCGCCAAAGCTAGAGGCGAAGCTATCCATATTGCCATAAATAAAGAACTTGATAAACTATTCAAGCACGCGCCCTGTACTAGCACACAGATATCATATCACTATGATGGTAATACAGAATTCAAGGGCTTTCATTTTGCTATCAAACAAAAGCATTCAGGCCATGGATTTGGTAGCTATGGGATACCATTGATGGCAGATATTGCTGAGGAAGTTGCTAGTTTAGTAAGGTATCTAATCACAAAAGAAAGCGGCTTATTGATGCAATGCCAGCTATGCAAAGATGATGTTATGGGCGATGCTGATACTGATATGATCGGTGATGGTACATAACCCATGAAGATCGTCCAAGGCGCCGGCAATGGCAATGCAAAATTGATGATTGTTGGCGAAGCTCCCGGCGCTGATGAGGAAACTCAGGGAGAGCCCTTCGTCGGACCCGTTGGTAGATTTACCAGAGAGATGTTAGAACAGGCCGGTATGACATGGGGTGAGACTTTCAGATCGAATATAGAACGTGTCAGACCGCCCAATAATAACCTAAAGCTCATGCAGCCGCTGTTAGGCAAGAAACCTTTTGATGATCTGCCGTTATTATGGGAAGAGATAAGAGTAGTCAAACCAAATGCTATACTCGCATTAGGTGGTCATGCATTAGAAGGATTGACAGGTAAGCATGGTATTACGCATTATAGAGGTAGTATTCTACCCTCCCTTAATGGCTTCCCTAAGATCATCCCCTCAATTCACCCTTCTAACCTGTTACAGCAACGTGGGGAGGGTGCTGTCAAGTACAATGCGAGATATTATGTACAGCTCGATTTTAAACGGGCTGTCGAACAATCTCAATTTAAAGATTTCAAATTACCAATGCGAAGGTTGGAGATTATTCGTACAGTATCAGCCTTACAGTCCTTCTTAGATCAATATCGGCATAAAAAGAGAGCAAGTATCGATATAGAAGTCTGTAAAGCTATTCCAGTTTGTATAGGACTGGCATTTAATAAATATCATGCAGTATCCATACCATTGCTCAATGTCCCTGGATGGAGGGGCGAAAAGTTAATAGACGCAGAGAAAGCCGCTATATGGAAGTTATTAGATCAATTTTTATCCGATCCATCTTTGCAGATCATTGGACAGAATTTTAAGTTCGACCATCAGAAATTACTAGCCCCATGCAATTTTGGCGTCCTAGATTGCTGGTTCGATACTCGGGCTGCAATGCATTGCTGCTTTCAAGAATTTCCGGGCAGTTTGGAATTTATGACCTCGGTTCTGACAGAAGAACCTTATTACAAGTCAGAGTTGAAAGAATTTGATCCGAGATATAAGAATCCCAATGATCTTTTATATTATAATGCAAGAGACGCAGCAGTTACATATGAAGTATTTGAAAAACTGTATGAACTGCTGTCTGAATTGGGACTTCTTGAATACTTCTTCACACATAAACAGCCTTTGCACAAACTGTATATGGATATTGAGGGAGTCGGGTTCGCCGTTGATGATGTCGAGCAACAGGTTATCATTACCAAATACAATGGACTCATTACAGCAGCAGAATCCAGGTTTCAGTTCATTACTGGAATCAATCCGTATCAAAACCGGGGTAAGAAAACAATATCAATATTCAATTCGCCAAAAGAAATAGCTAAGTTATTTGTAGCTTTTGGGTTTCCTCATAGAGAATCATATGGTGAAGAAGTCATCACAGCATTGATGGCAAATCATGCCAAAAGACCAGAGCAGATAGAAGTCTGTCAACTGACATTAGATATCAGACGTTACAAGAAAGTCATCAGTACATATGCCACCGCAGATGCAGATTATGATGGTCGGATGCGGACTTCCATTAATTATTGCGCCGCTGTCACTGGAAGGTCTGGTAACGGAGTTCTCAAACCGCCTGTTAGACCAAAGCAAATGGGCGTTGGATTTTCAGTGCTCAGTAAGCACGGAGATATTGGTCCTGAAGTGCGGGGGATGTTGGTTGCCGATAAGGGTGAGGTAATAATCAACTGCGATTTATCACAAGCAGAGCCTCGAATAGTCAGCAATCTAGCAGAAGATTGGCAGACGTTATCAGAATTTGGAGTTATAGATGTTCACAGAAAAGCCGCGGTCATCTGTGGCCTTGCGAAACAAATGTCTGATATGGTATCAAAAGATGATCCCAGACGCTTCATCGGAAAAACCATCAGGAATGCTGCGGCTTATGATGTACAGAAGCATACAGCTATGGTCTCTATTAACACAGACGCCAAAAAACTTGGCATACCTCTACAGATATCAGAGGCGCAAGCCGGGGTCGCGCTTAAGAAATTTCATCAAGGTTATCCGTCTATTAAAGAGACTTTCCATAAAGGAATCAAGTCCTGCTTGGAAAAGGATAGGATTCTCATCAATCCTTTTGGTCGCAAGCGTAAGTTTTATGGTGAATGGAATCATAATCTTCTTAAAGAAGCATATTCGGACATTCCACAATCTACTGTCATTGATCAATTACGGATGGCAATGTTACGTGTGCGGCAGCAGATACCGGGAATTCGGATTGTTTTGGAAGCACACGATGCTTTTGCGTTCTTCGCACCCGATAATCCTGCAATTTATATGGAATGGTGCGCGATTGTTAAGGCAGAAATGGAACGAGCTATTGATTTTTCTCAATGTTCCCTACCGCGCCCGCCATTGGTCATTCCGGCAGAATTTGAGATTGGGATCAACTATAAGGATCTTACCGGATTCAAAGTGGTTACGTGAGGAGGTATGGAGGAGTATAGGGACTGAATATTACTTCAATACCTGTAAAACTTTTCATACCATATGTCCATTATGCTCTCACACGTATACTGATATAAACGGAACATTTTGGCCCGTATTAGCACAATCACATTGCATGTATACTTTTTGGACCGCCGGTTTCGGGATTAAGCGAAGATTAGCTCGTGAGAAGTCACTGATAAAAGCAGAAGAGCAAGCGATCATAGATAAAGAATTGCATATACAGATCTATGGATGATAATTATGGGTAAGTATGATTGGGCTCCGTATGATATTACGAAAAGATTTGCTATAAATCCACCCAATGACCCTAAACTAAGCCTTGATAGCAGGGTCTTATCCACAGCCTGCAGGATCGTAGAACATATTCTTGATAGCAAGAATGCTGATGTTTATATTCTAGCCAAAAAATACGTCGCGCCGTATCTGACAACAGGCGATGATTTGGATTATCAACAAGAGATCGAAAACCTAAAAAATGATAAGGAGGATCTTTGTGATCAAATAAATAATCTTGAAGCAGCAAATATAGAGAATGGCAAGCAGCTTTTGGTAGAAGTTAATAAGATAGAAATTCAAGTTGAAGACCTGCAAAGAATCATTGAGATGAAGGATAAGTTGATATCTGGTATTCAGAAAATGTTTGATAGCGTGATGGAAGAGAGGATAATATATAGAGATAGAATTAAAGCCCTTATTATGCGGTATGATCTTAGCCCCAGCTTGATTTTAACTTTATTGCATGGTATAGATAACCTATGAGCGATATAGATACCTTACGCATTGAAGCCTCAAAAACATTATCAGAATCCAATATACCCTTCAATACAGAACTGGCATGGGCGCTAATGCTCATCGCCATCAATATACTAAAATCGAAAGGTACTTCCGATGCCACCATAGTTGTTGTTGTAAAAAACATGCTTAACTAGAGGTCGCAGACCTTGGTTTATGATTTGATCGGACAGGTGATAGATGAGACTGAAGAGATCGAATCTCCTAAATCGTATTTCTATTGGAGTACATTAGCCGCTATATCAGCAGTATTGAAAAAATCAGTCTGGTTTGATTTCCATGCACACAAAATATACCCAAATCTATATGTCTTACTTATTGGAAAGTCAGGGCTTAGGAAGGGAGCCCCAATTGCGTTTGCTAAGAGGCTTATACATTCTGTTGCTAATACACGATTGGTCACGGGAAGGAATACTATCGAAGCCATTACGAAAGAACTATCAATGGCTTATCGTGGCGGAACAAATGGCAGCGGACCCCAATATAGCGACGGGGCGGCTTTTATTGCATCACCAGAAATCGCGACTCTATTATATGAAAACCCTGCTGCTCATCAAATCATAACCGATTGGTATGATACAGATGCCCATGAGCCTCATGGATGGCCGAATACTCTGAAATCAAATAAGGAGCATATCAAGGATATCTGTATCACATTTATCGGCGCTAGCAATCTTACCAATCTGCATGATTCTTTGCCTGCATCTGTATATGCTGGTGGGTTGATAGGCAGGTTTTGTGTGGTATATGAGGAAAAGAGAAGGGTTAAAAACTCTCTCATCCATGCGCCGAAAAAGTTGATTAATCTCTCAGCCCATTCTGCATATCTCAGACAGGTTGCAACCTTAAAAGGCTCTTTCGGATGGGATGGTGGGGAATATGGTCCGGTTGCTAATAAGTTTAATGATTGGTATAATAAATTAGAACCTGAAAAATCGTCTGATAAAACGGGCTCGGCTGAGAGGCTGCATATCAAAGTCATCAAGACTGCTATGTGTATAGCAATTGCTCATGATATGCGGATGGTGATCACAGACGCAGATTTAGAAGAGGCTATAACTGCATGCGTACATACATCTCCTAATATTCTACAGCCTCAAGGCAAATCTGAAGATGGCGCAGCGATTCAGTTATTAATGGGAGAGTTGGTAGCGACGCCTGGAAACAGAATAACAGATACTCAGTTTCTCAACAGGCATAATGGCGATGTATCTTCTATCGATCTGGATAGAATCTGCCAGACGTTAGTACGGGCAAATGCGATAAAAATGTATGAACAAAATAAACAGATCTATATCGAGGCTACTAGTGACTTCATCGCTCAATACCAAGCACAGCAACAGACCCCGTAAAGGTTGTAGATATCTTGAGCAAGATTATCAGATGGGAAGATCTGCCAGAAAAAAGCTGTCGCAGAAAACCTCGTGAGACAAAGCACGAGGTTTATGCAATATGTGAGGAAGTTATACAGCAGCAGATGTTATATAAGAACAAATGGGCTGTGATAAAGATTTGCGAATCAGCTAAGGAAGCAAATAGTTTTGCATGGCTATTAAATAACGATAGAATCAAAATACCAGACGGGGACTTTCAATTCGCATCCAGGGATATAGCAGTATATGCCAAATATGTGAAGAGATGAGATTTGATATAGATTTTCATTGTGTTATAGATATGGGTCTTAAAGGCTGCAATATGTTAAAAACTGAAGATCCATCATGGACTCTAGGTGTAATGCATTGCTCATATTGCCCAATTATTAAGGCGTATCTTAAGGCGTATCTTTATGATAATAATAGTTAACAACTGCCCCGCTAGAGAAGATAAAGATTGCAAGTGGCTTAATGGAGATCCCAACTGGTTCCACTGCTGTCTCGATATGTGCAGCGCATGGTCAGGGCAGAAGTTTACGATATATAATGGATTAGTTTATAGAGTTAAGATAGAAATGGAGAGAAAGATCCTTCATTTCTATATCCAATTAATATAGAACTAATAAACCCTTCGAGGCCGTGATGCTTTTTTCTGTTTCTTTTTGCCCGAAATTTTATGGTTACTGTTTTCAGGGGACGTCTGGCTCGGAGCTATATTCTTGCTGCCAACATCTTCGCCAAATGTACTCTGACCCGCACCTAGAAACCCGAGGGCTGCTAGAGGGGCTTCTCCTGCACCTAGATCTTCAAACCCCTTATAAATATCTTGTGGATACATTGGAGAAATCTGACCCAGACCATATGGAACATAAGGTATGTCTTTTAATGGTCCAGAATCGAATGAGTCTGAAATATCCCTGCCAACAACATCCTTATAAACATCCTGACCCCGAGTGCGAGTCTTGCCGGCCGTTAAATCCCCAAGAACTGAGGGTACTCCTGGTGCTAGACCAGTCCTAGCATATCTACCAACGTTACCAGCAGCATTGCCAAATGCATTGGCTAGATACTCGCCTGGATTATCGGGATCATTAGCTTGACCAGTCTCATCAGTACGAGCAGATTTGTATGTATCAAGACCGGGCACAAAACCAGCAGCGGATCTAGCAGCCATATTGGCTATAGGTCTCATACCGCCAGTCAGATCTAATCTAGTATTTCCAAATTGAGCTTGTAAGAAATCAGATGATCGTGGATCTATCTCTACATCTGCGCCGGCTAGAACTCCTGCTCCCAACGCACTGGTCAGAGCTGCACCGTATTTACTGGCGTCACGTCGCGCTTCTTGAAGAGGGATATTGGAAGGAGATGCATATTTACCGGCTTGAGTATAATTCTTTGGATTCATCAGAGAAAACCTAGAAGCCCTAAATTTAGGGCTATAGAATCCTAAATTCATAGCCTTACCCAAATTCCCTTCCGTCAACGCCCCCATCGATCCCCTACCAGTCGCATCTGATACATATTTAGCTATAGCTTCATATTCTGCTGGATCTATAGGCCCCTGATTTCCATCTTTCCAAAAATCCCCTTCTACCTTATTCGCAATATCATCAAATCGGCTGGATCGTAGAGTATCCATCCCAGCAGTATACATCTGCTCAGACTGTCTTACTCCTGGTATCTTTTCAGCCCAATTGGATGGAAATTGCTGAGATACATCAGGATCGAGCACACCCAGGTCTTTCATCTGCTGGAATCTAGGATGCATCTCAAGCTCTGTCATGATTCTGTTATATTGTGGCTCAGAAAAAGCTTTTAGGCTGTTCTTTAACGCTTTTCCAGTCTGGATCGGGTGCGACGCGGCTTGAGTTACAGTCTGTCTCAAAAAAGGCAGATCGATGACAGATTTTAGAGACTTAGGGACTCCAAATATATTCTCCCATGTCGTCGCATCTCTGTTACCAGGAAATCTAGAATGCAATCCAGGCCCTTGCATTGGCCCATTTGCAGGCGCTGGTATGGAATTTCCTGGCATATTTGGGGGCCCTGGTGGGCCACCGCCGCTGTTACCTCGCGCGCCTACGTAAGCTCTACCAGGGGCATTGCTTGGAGGCCCTGGCGGGCTCACAGGCGACAAAGGCGCGCCGGATGGGCTTTGGAGCGGAGACCCTTGAGATTGTGCAGCTTGAGGCAATCTGGAGGCTTTGACCGCAGCCCTAGCCTTCCTAACCTGTTGCTGTTTGAAATTCTGTTGTAATACTACTCTTACAGCATCTTCATCTAGTTTATTAGCCTTAGCAAATTCAGTAATCAATTCTTGCGGGACGTTCTCTGGCAGATCGTTAAGATCAATACTCTTGCCAGCACCATATGCAAACAGGTTAGCTTTTGGGTCTTCTGATACTACTCTAGCAGTATAAGCCTTCGTACCCTTGCCAGCCTCAGTCTTGCCAAAAGTTGCTAGAGCCTCAGCATCATTCCATCCCGATGATTGAGATACAGAAGGCTTGCCATTTTCTATACGAATTATCGCCTCGCCATTCCTCAGACCTTTAGTAGGATCTGGCTGTGAGCCATAATATGTTATCTGACCCGATTTTGTAACCTTATAATACTTCTCACCACGCGCGGCTCTTGATAGTTCCTCAGCAGAAAGAGCGCTTGATCCGCCACCTTCTACAGTACGATCTATATTCTCAGGATATTTGATATTCCCACCAGTAACATCCTTGAACTCTTCCTGCAAAGCTTCTTGCCTAGGAGAAGTACCAATAGCTCTAGGATTAGTAGCCATAGGATCAGGATTTCTAGGATTCATTTTCAAATCCCTAGCTGACAACCCAACTTCTCGTGGCTTGATACCGACTCTTCCCAAAAGATCTTGAACTTTCTGAGGAGATACTTCATTATCGACTAAAAATCTTTTTAGATCATCAATACCAATCTTCTTATCTGCAAATTTGGTTATAGCTTCTTCTATTTCTCCGGATTTGAGCAAAGAAGACCCTTTTGCCCCGCCCAACCCGCCAGCCATAGAAGTCCCTGCTTTTGCACCAGGACCGATACCAGATGCTAGAAGCGCAATATCAGCCACAGATGATGGCAGAACATCTTTAAACGTCTCACCAATTCCAGGGCCAGATCCTCTGCCGATACCAATTTTCTCACCAAAATCTCTAGTAACTTTATCAAAAGCATCCCAATCTATAATCTTCCTACCATAGTTGAACATATCATCAACGCCATCTACCTTCAAGGCGCGACGTAGTTCTTCTTTTTTCCCAGGCCCCTGAGATATCTCGCCTTGGTATTTTCTAGTATTCTTAAGCTCCGACGGATCTTGATAAGGCTGATATAGTTCTACATTATTCATCCCCAAGGGATCAGCCATCATGGATTCTTCCTTCATACTCCGGAAGATTTCTGCTGGCTTATTCTTACCAACATTCCCAGGCCGATTAAGATCCTCTGCGATCTTATCTATATCAGCATCTGTGGGCGGTCTGATACCTTTCCAATCGATATCATAAACCTTGCCGGTCTTGGAATGCTTGACCTTCATTAAAACTTATTCCTTAAACTCATCATGAAATTGAGCCAATCAAGCTTCTTATTCACTTCATCGTCATCAAAATCAACGCCTTCGATTTCTTCTTCTTCTGGATCTTCACCGGCCATATCATCTTCATCAGGCCCTTCGATTTCTGGGACATTGTAGCTAGACCTTCTACGTGTTGCTATTTCATTCTTCAGTTGCAGATGTCGTTTTTCTATAACAGAAGCTGTAGCATCATCAATATCTGGTTTAAGAGTTCTAGAAGTCTTGCCAGTTCTTTTATCAACGACTACATTAAACTTATCAGCAAATTCAGCAGCTATAGCTTTAGACGCCAACTCATCCAACTGTTTTTGCTGCTCAGGCGACATTGAAGGATCATTCATTCGATCTTGCGATCTCTTAAATCTCGATTCAATCGCTGCCTGTCCACGCTGAAATCTGGATTCTGCACCAGCTTGAGAATCTTTCGACCTTTGTGCAGCCGCTGCTTGGTCTTGATCTTTTTCAGCCACCCGCCAATTGAAAGTATTATCTGCCCTGGCGCCCTGAGCAGTAGCAACATTAGACCTACGTATGCCTTCTCGAAGTTCGTTCTTAGACCTATCACGCCTACGATTTTCGAGCGATGCATAATTGGCCGATTGCCTTTGATTATCGGACTCTTTTTCTTCAAAATCAGCAGCAGATTTTAACCTGTTGCCTTTTTCCATATAATCCCTGCGGGATCTTTCATAAGGCTCTCTGATCATTTGCTGAGTCACGCGAGCGTCTTTAGCACCAATCCCAGCCATAGCAGCGGCGATTCTTTGCCACGTTGATGGGCCTTGAAGATCAGGCTCTTGGCCTATATAATCCATATAAGATTGAGCCGCAGGCCCACGTTTGTAACTAAAATCCTGCTCTGGCTGTTCTTGCTGATCATACAAGCCAGCAATGTCATCCAATCCGGACCTTCGAAACATTTTAGCGAATTGATCAAACATGATTAATATCGCCTAAAAGGATTCTGCTGTTGTGGGTTAGTACCAAATCCCCTCTGATACTGTTGGAAAGGATTTTGTACCTGTTGTCCTTGTTGGAACCTGCTGAAATTCTGTCTACCATATCCGCTCGCATTAGCGTCAGGAGAGAAATCTCTAAAAGGATCTTGCGTCGGCCCACCAGGCTGACCCCTACTCCCACCCCTATTATTACCAAACCCACCACCAAACGCAGAGAATATAGGAGCTACAGCACCAAGACCCTGCCCTACCTGATCCATGAAAGATCGATTGGGATTGTATTGCATCCTCCTATCCAAATTTGCCCCTTGCTGTCCACCCCTGATCTGTCGGCCATTGTTGATCTGGTCCATATACATGTTCTCTTCGCCAGGCACAGCGCCATACATATCTTGCAATCCACCAAGCGCGCCGAATGTCCATCTATAATCATCGTCTCTTTGTGCCTGTGCATCCCTAAAATCCATATCGCCACGCGCTTGTGCCAATCCAGCAGCGGACCCCATAGATTGCAGCTTGTTCCTAGTTAACATATCTTGCAATCCAGTCTCAGATGCTGTCATGCCCTCAGTACCCCATCGGGTATTTGCGTCTTTGATATTTTTCAGATCAACGTTAGCGTTTAAGATAGCATCTTGACCAGCTTGAGTTTTCTCACGAGCTATCTTAGCAGACTGCGCATCAAATCCAGGCGAATAGCCACCCTGTACACCTTTCATCCTATCCATATCATTCTGGATAGCTTCATAGAACTTAGGCACTGCACCAGTAGCTCGGTTTATAAAATCTGTCTCTTGAGCTGGATTGAATCCGCCTGTCCTGGAATATTCATCATATTTTCCTCCGCCACGGATCCTATTCTGCGCAGTCTCATCAATCCCGCCGCCAAAGTTCTTGAAATAATCTTCATACCCACGAAGATTACCTCCACCACCCATCCCTGCGCCACGTTCTACAGATCTACCAGCATATTTATTATCAAGAATCTCGTCATAAACGCCATACTGGCGATCTGCAATCTTTCGACCCTTATCTCTCGCTTGCGGCAGGCCACCCCAGGCATAATCATCAAATCTATCGCCTTCACGATTGATTCTTCTGCCTTCATCCTCAGCGTCCTGATTGATCTTCTTAGCGTTCTTATTACCCATCTTATATATCCAATAGCGAGAGGTCGCCTTTTGCTGGTTTAAAGCCCAGCTTTCTGACTATTTTGGTAAATGGCTCGTCGGTAAAGATATAAAGCTCAGAGACTTGGTTGTTTTTAGCTACTCTTTTAGCCTGTCTTATTAACTGTTTGATAGCTATGACACGATCTTTGGGACTTTTATCTCTATTAACAACCAAACTAACTTCGAACAATCTATGCATCATGCCATATGCTATAGCATCATAGATGCGAGTAGAATGTTTAACCATTGGATTATCATCAAGATCTTCAACTATTGATGCTGATACTACATTATCCAACCTTGGTAGATTGTATGATCCATCATGATTCAATATCATACCATCAATATCGCGATCATTCATCGGTCTGATCACATGTGCCATTGCTGATACCCACCTGTCTGACTAAATGGCTGAGCTTTTCCACCGCCGGACCTTTGTCTCATAAAGGGATTTCCAGGAGTAGCAAGATTTCTATTCTGCTGCATAGGCTTTTGAGCCATCGGCTTGGCCCCAATACCACCACCGCCACCAACCCCACTCACTCCCCAAGCTCCATGCGTTGGAGCAAAACCTTGCGCCTGTATTGGTTGAGCCACATTATCAGCCACGGGGCTTCCAACACCTTTTTTATAAGCATCATCATTAGGATCGATCCCAGGAGCGTTTTTAGCATTCTTTTGGTGCTGAGACTCAGCGTCAAGATATTTGCGAACATTTCCGCCAAATCCTTCATTGACAGCGTTATAATCTATCTCTGGCATATCCTGCAAGCCCTGAGGAGATCCTACTTGATCGCCGAAATCATTGAACCATTTCCGGCTAGAAGCATCATTAGCAGGATCATTAAAATATATACCAGAGCCAGGAGGCCACTCTGTATAATCTCCCCTTGCTGCTTGCTGACGGAACATGCCAATGTTAGACATTTCCTCGCCCCATTCAGCAGGTTTGTTAAAACCACCACCCCAATCGTTCCATTCTTTCCAGTCATGAGATGTATTGCCGAAATCGTCATATCTATCAACTAACTGGTCAAGAGGCACACCGCGAGCATGATTTTTAGCAACCCATTTATGCAGCTCTTTTACAGCATCAGTATACGCATCTGTGCCTCTAGGCGCTACGTGATCAGGGTCCGGCGGTCTTTCACCAGTTATAGGCATTACAAATCACCAGCTACAAAGTTCTCAGTATCAATCCCAACGTTTCTAGCCCGTTCCAGTAATACTGCCCATAGGACAGCAGACGGATCTAATGCATCCAAACCGGCGCCGCTAGTCTGAGCAGCTACGAGTTCTATATAATCAGTCTTTACAAACTGATAATATGTCGCGACTTCAACGAATGAATTTGCTGGCTCAGCAGCAGGAATAGAAAACTTCTGTCTAACAACTCCAGTCCCACCATTAGCACGAATCTGTAGCGATCTAGTACCACCACCAATATCCCAAAAAACAGCCCCGCCGACTAGATATTTACCAGGAGTATTTATAGTCAATCTTGTCGGATTCGTAGCAAGATCAAACATAGCATCGTTATCAAAAACTACTGTATCAAAAGTTATAACAGTACCTGCTGCTCCAGTAGCTATATTCTGATCCGTGCTTCTAAATATCCTGGCACCTTTAGGCACATGCGAATGCCCATAGCCAAAATCAGGGAGTTTGAGAGAATTCAGAAGAGTATCTAGGCTATTTCTAGAATCATCTGTTCTATCAATAATACTGATCAGAAACTCATATAACAGAGGATCTGTTTGCTTTAAATGATCAATCTGGTTCTTAAGATCCATTAGTAAGGATACTCCTCTTCAGATGGCTGTATGTAAAATATGGCCTTTTCAAGCCTTAATCTACAACTTTCAAGGAATTCAAATTTTATTTTAATCACGGGGCCAATGGCATTTATCTCATGTCTGGAGACCCTGCCAGTGCTTGATCCGATTTGAAAACTTAACGTAAAAGGTATCATTGTATTGAAAGCTGGGTTTACTTCCTGAGCTGGTACATTATTAGCATCTCCAAAAAGCTTCATTACACCAAGATGAAAATTTCTATATTCTGGATCTGCTAAAACAAATTCCAGTTTAGCATAAGCCCCAGCTTCAAGATCACTAAAAGCATTAGTGCTTAAATCCACTTTTTGAAGATTAGCCGCCGTGTCTTTTTGAAAAAGCAACTGAGGCTTGCCATCAGAACCACCAATGATCAAATGTATACAATCAACATCACCCGTACCTAGGAACCATCTTGAATATCTAGGCATTTGAGTACCTAGCTCTAGATCACAAAGATATATCAATTCAGTCACATTGATATAAGCGCACTGATTGAAAGAATCAAAAACAGTCGCTAAATTATTCAGATTACTCAGAATAACATTCGATGACCAATCTGCATCTATATTCCTAGCAAGGTTATCAGAATACACCCCACCGCTAAGATAGAAAAAACCTGTATAATTGGATACAAAAACTCCTCCTCTATATCCATTATCAACACTTTCCCAAACCTCAGCGACTGAAAAAACTTCTGCTCCCAATCCCGCATCTATCTGATCAACCGACCAAGAAGATGGCGTTTTTCCATTATCTCTAGTGCTAAAAGTGCTATATCTCTTGAACATATATAGCACGCCATGAGTTGCTTTTACAGATCTCACCGGACCCGCACTCATACCTTTATAACACTTTACAAACCCATCGATTGAGCTAAATACTTCCGGCTCGCCTGATTTACTGACACGTACCAATGTACTATCAGCATTCTCTCCACACATTATCATCCTGCCATCAAATGTGCAAAGCTGCAAGCCTGCTGGGATTTCTTCCATGTTATCTTTAAGATAATCAGCAGAGCTAATCAATTGGGTATCATAAAGATTTACAGCATTGACTAATGCGACTGTGACATTATCATTAATCTTTATAGCAAAGAATAGATTATATCCCTCAGGATTTCCATCGTAATTCTTTACCACCTTGCTCATAACTATATGTCGAGCAATTGTTCCTGCTGGACCTATTGGGATTGATGTTAAAGATATAGATGTACGAACAGCGGCTGCTGTAATAGTCTGATACAAAGCTGGCCGGGTTATGAAACCAGTATTGGTTTCATAAGCAACCCCCAATATATGAAATCCTGGCTCTGTATTACCAGCCGCGCCAGCCGCTAAAGCAAATGCTCCATCTGGAGGATTAGTCGGTCTTCTACCAGCAGCTTTTCTAGCCGTGGCGGATAACACAGGATCATAGACATAGAGAAACTGAGCAACCATACCAATTTCTCTATCATGGGGAAAGAAATAAAATCTATCATTTACAGTAATCGCAGAGAAATCAGTCGCGCCTGCAATGGTCAGAATGATATTCCCTGGCCCCGCAACACTATCTCTGAAATTACCAGCTGCGTCTAGATAGATAAAACGTCCGCCGGTAGATTTTGGGTAGAAGAAAAATCTTTGCGATGGAACAGCAACAGGCCAGGCTAATACAGCACTTGTGGGGTTTCTGGTGGATATTTTTCCACCGCCGAGCCCTCTAATACTCCAATTGTTTCTAAATCTAAATTCATCAAATGAATTTAAATATCCTAGAGGTATAGCATCGCCCGTGCCTCTAGAATAGAGGCCGTAAAACTCATCATATACTATCGGTTCGTGATCCCGATTGGGCATTGGTATATATTAGGGCAGCCATCTCACATATGCTGTGATGGTATCGCCAGAAACACCAGCAGCATAACCAGCCGCTGTATGCTCACCCAAAGGGGCATTTGCACCACCGGCTGTATTTGTATATACAAACATTTTCTTATTCACATAATCATATTGATATTCAAACCCTGCCTTGCCAACTATATCTACAAAATCTGGCTGGCGAGAAGTAATACCAATAAGCGGGGCAAAATCAGCAGCGTCTCCATTTGTAGGATAAGATCCTGATGCTACAATTCTAAAAATCCCCTCCTCCCCCCTACCTCCACCGGACCTTTTTAAAACAGTAATCGCTAGCGCCATTTCAAATATCTCCTATATCTATCGTGGACGTCTAAACCCGCGTCTTCTAACTCTCAACCCTTGTTGTTTTTTGGTATGATAAGCCAAAAGCTCTTCCAGATCATTTTCTGCGCTGGTCTGTAATGCTTCTGCTCTAGAAGGATTCTGTGCTATAACAAACGCTGCTATCGCAGCCACAGTTGCTGCAAGATACTGTTCAGAAAATGCTATAGCTACAGTATTTCCAACCGCTGTAATGGCTGCTAAAGATTTATAATAAAAGATCCTTACTGATCTATTAACTGATGCGCCTCGCAGCTTTATCTCTTCCTCACGCCAATTCCATACATCTAACGTTACTCCCTTAAACGCATCAACTTCCCAAGAAAGCTCCTGCATATCTATCCATGTGCCTGTAAGATCAGCCGCTGGTGTTGCCTCTTGCATTCTATAAGGCAGCAATATATCCAACGGCATCTGCCCAGCCCCACCACCAGGGGGTATGGTGGTTGAATTGGCTGTTACTAATATAGTAGCAGATATCTCTTTAGCTATAGGCACACCAGCTCTGATCAAGCGTCTTTGAAGTTCTAAATAAGCCTTCTTAAACACCGGCAGTAATATTGTATTGGTATATCTAGTCGCACCTATATCATTCAGCAACAGGCGAGATTCATCTAATACATCAGATACTATAGACATTAAGGCTTAGCAACGGGCGTTACAGTAGCAGCATTCTGAGCAGCTTGCAACGCATTCCATCCTGCTATGTTAACTATAGTCCCACAGAAAGAGCACTTCAAAGCCTTACCAGAAATATCCTTTGCACATCCTGGGCATTCTTGGGTAGCAACGGTTAGTGGCTTGATCAGCCATTCCCTTTGCAGACCTAAGGCTTTCCCAGCATATCTTTGTATATCAGTTATAAACTTATGCTGTCTGGTCTTAGACCAATCATCGTCTGCTAGCTGGACTAATCGACGAAACCATTCTGCCTGTTTCTGTATCGCATCCATAATCTGATCATGAAACTCTTCTTTAGCCTCTTCTTTAGTATATTCACCTGATACCCAGAAGATAGCCGGCCGAGCCAGATAATCAGCAGCTAGCACTGCATTGCAGAGATCTTCAACTACAGACATAGCTATAGTCTCAAGTTTCTCTTCAACCACAAATGAGCCACGATCATGATCCATATATACAGGATACGATCCTGATTTTACAACTATCACTTCGATATCTTGCCGCTCTAGCTTAGCCGCAGGAATCTTAAACACCCCAGGCTGCAATCCAGGCTTTTTCTCATCGATTGGAAACGGGCATGCTGAAATTATAGTACACGCTGGTCCATTCATATCAATATCTTTCCATAACCGATCTGTTCACCAGAGCCTGCTGTAGATGCGTCTTCAATCTCAGCTCTAAATCTATCATAACTAGCCTGATCTTCAGCCGCAGCCTCTGCTTCAAAATCGGATTTAGTATGTTTCACGCCAAACAATATCGATCTGACTATCAACCTAGCAGCTTTGATGTTAGGCACGCCATCCCTACCCCAATCTGTCCATTTGGGTTCATAATGCCCCTGATCGCTATCAGGCAATTCTTCATTGAGGAGATATACCAACTGCTCTAGCACATAGCCATTAAAATACTTGTATTTGGGCACTTCAGCCGAGCCTAAATATTCTCTCAATATAATCGGCCCATGCATCTCAGCTTTAATACCCAACCGCTTCTCAACCGATAAGGCAGAATGCGATAGTCGGAATTTAGGTCTGCCTAATAGATCTTTGCCATAATCCTCAGCCAAGATCTTATTTATCGCCTGTATATGCGGCGGCAGATGATTATTCAACTGCCCCAAAGGCATCTTATCAGTTACGGGCATTGTATTTAGTCAGAATACCAAGGTACAATATTGCTAAGAACTTCCACTCCGCCATTAAACTCAGCTTTTAGCCTATACTGAAACGTGCAAGGCCATCGACCAGGAGCAGGAGTCTCTAGTAGCAATACTGGTGTCATACCATAATCATCCCAAGAGCTTTCTAACGCAAACCGATCAGGCTCTTCAGCAGAATTGGTATTTACCTTACCTGCATAAGTCCACTTGAAATCCATTTGCTTCTGGTTGTCTTTCTTCGTCCCAACATTACCAGGCAGCTTTTCAGCAGGAATTTCTTGATTATTCTGATCAAACGCAGTACAATCAAAATGCATTCGCTCGCCAACCATCTGAGCATCTGCTGCATTTGGTGATAGCACCCGTTCAAAATGGCCCTTATCATATATAGGCCCACCCGACCCACCTTGACGATCACCTTCTAGATAGAAACACTTGGCTACAAGTGTAAAAACCTTCTGATTCTGCGAAGGGACTAGCACAGGTGGCTGTTCAGGCGGTTTGGTCGGGCTCTGTTCTTTATCCACTGTTCTGATAACCGTAGGAATATCCTGCTTAGAAGCAAGATATAGTTGGATTATACGAAGGATATCTGCAAAATCAATCTTCATATCAATACCTTTCTTACCACTTAGTACCGGGGTCTAGGGAGAAGTGATTTGCATCATTTCCAGCCTGACCAGATTTGCAAAACTTGTGCAACGATTCCCAATAATTAACAAGCGGCGTCCATGCTGGATCTGAAGAAAATTTGATATACACACCGAATACAAACAGCGATATATCAGCCGCTCTGCCCTTTGGATGCAAGCCTTTTAGATTATGAACGTATTGGGCTTGGGTTAGGATTTGCTTTTGGCCCTTGTATAATCTTACAGGATTGATATATACTTCCTCAATCTGCAACTCATAGCCCGGCAAGCTGCATCCAAAAGTTATCAACTTGCCCAAGCAGGAGGTAAAGAGGCGTCGTAATTGGCCTTCCGTCATATTATACTAAAATAGCTTAATAGCCACAGACATACAGCTATGACTATAACTACGTTAATAATAACCCTAATTCTAGGATCGATTGGTATTGTACTAAGCAACCATAAAACAACACCTATGACAACTAGAACAATTACCAATCGGATCAGGGAAGCGGCCGGAAATGCAGCGGCTAGCAATATATCCATTTACCCCTCTTCCACTATAAGCTCTGAGTTTTCCATACTCTTAGCATGGATATCAGATTCTGCTCTATCAGCAATAGCACGTTTCAGATCTTCAGGATCTCCTGAGCTTCTAGCCAAGCTTTCTGAAATACCAGCTATCTTTGCAAGCAAAGCCCCTTTAGTCCCATCGACTAGAACTTTGACTTGTTTTGTAACAACAGTATTTTCTTCTATCTTCTTCTGTAACGTGCTAATAGTCAGCCTACTAATTATCCAAGTTGTAAATGCTGGTATTAAAAGAAGCGCAGCACCTATCAAAGCAACTTTTAGTTCAGGCATTAAAATATATAGGGGGAGAGAGCCTACCCCCTCCCCCTATACCCTTTTTAAGCTATATACGAAGGATACCACTTGTTAGTAGCAGGCACGTATGTAAACACAAGCGCCTTACCAACTACAGCAGTACCGGCCAATGCGATATTAGTCGCAGTGGTCCATGTAAACGCGCCAGTTGGTATCAGAATAATATCACCAGAGAACCCAACAAAGGGAACAGTTATTCCGGTTATAGCTAGAGCACCTGTAACCCTATGAATCTTGTGAGTTATTTCTGAACCAACAACCGATCCCAGAACACCAGCCAGAGATGCTAGGTCTTTTCCAACCGTACCATGTAGCTGAGTACCAGGAGTTACGAAGTTTTGAATATCTACTTCCAGAGCCATGATATCTCCTTAGTATCCAGATGGTACCGTTAAGTTGTCTATGTATGAGCACTTAGCCGGGTTATCTACAAAGAGATTAAACCCACATACCAAGTACATGAGCATAGAAGTAACAACGCCACCAGAAGTACCACGAACCTCAAAGATCTTTTTTCCATCAACCTCATGGAAATCAACATCCTTGATCTGTGCTCGACCCCAAACATCAGTTATGAAATCGATCCGCTTCTTATCCCATGCAAAAGACTTCTTTACAGGAGCCCCAGCCATCTGCATTGATTCGCCGAAATACAGATCCAGACCTTCTTCTCGTGCCTGTTTCTGTATAACACTGACCATCTGACCAAGCTCCTCATACGCCTGAGCCTGGCAAGGATGCATCCATGCAGTCAGAGCCATCTTTTCATCAATACCTACACGATCACCTAGCTTATTGATAGCACGGCGGGGGAAAGGCAGGGCTAGAGTACCACCAGCATTGACCCTAGATGCTCTGATTTCTGGGGTTGTAGATCGTGTAAAACCAAGCCACGATCCTGTCGATGCATTATTGTGGTGATACGGAACGCCTAGCAAAGATACGGGCGGGGTTGCAGATACTCCAGATATGACGATCTTATCAGTCGCCACACCTGCTGCAACGGATGGGAATATATCGACTATCTTGTTTTCATAGTCGATAAAGTTAATAGTACGCTCAGCACCGAGCGTCTTGTTAGTAGCTAATGTGATATCGTAGATATTTACAGGCTGGCCGAATCTAAGCAGCTTGGCTCCGAAACCATCAGAATCAAGTGTTAGTCTATCGCCACCAGCAGTACCTGTACCTACAGAAAATGTCCCGACAGTAGCCAATACACCTGTACCATCGGTCATGCACAATGCATCAAGGAACCGGCGAAACTCATTCATATGTTTCGCCATTAGATCTTTGAAGTTATTTAGAACAGCCTTTCTGGAATCATCAGTTGCCCACTGAGATTTCAGCGTCCATTCCATCGCGTGCTTGAGATATACTGCGCCGATAACCGCCTTATCATAGCGGCTCGCATCGCCACGTCCCAGATCCCCACCTTCTGGATCAAAATGCCCAGACTTGCCACCCGGACGGATCTCTAGCGGAATACGCATATCTCTCGCCGAGATAACTTCAACAGGCTTTTTACTTATAAAGCCATAAAACTTATCATCCCTATCAAACAACGTCGGAACTCTAGGCCGAACTTTCTCGATCTCTAGAGCCAATACATCAGCTTCCACCTGTGCCATATGGCCTCTCTAAAAAGTAAATTTACTGGTATGAAGACTTCTCAAACTTTTTAGAGATTTTTCTTACGCGGCCTAGAGCGCGTTACGACTAGGCTATCTCCTATAGATATATTACTGCTTTACAGCCACCTTTTCTCCGAAGAGAAAATCTTTATCGTTTTTATACTTATCCCACGCAACATCCTTACTATCCACTCGGCCTTCTGCAAACCTACCAGCTCTATCTCGATCACGTTCTATAGCAGGTCTTGCAGCAGGAGCTTTGCCTTGCTTCGCAGCAATATTAGCCCTTACTCCCTGCACAATCCCAGGAATCACAGCTCTAGCCGATGACATATAAGCTGCTATCATAGTCTGCTTATAATTATCAGAATACCCACTATTAGCAGCACGTTGTCTTATCATCATCAAGCGAGCTATATGATTCTTATCCGATCCCAATTTCTCTTTAACATCATCCATAGCCTGCTTGATAACCATCTTCCTCAAGCCCAGCGGGATGGCATTTTTGGGATCTAACCTCTGTCCAATCTCTGCTTCTAATGTCTTATCAGTAACTGCTCTAATTCCACTTACAAAGTTCTTAGACAGAACATCATTCAGCTCTTTATTCTCAGCCGCTAGCTTCTCTTTCTCAGGATCTGGCTGGTTAACTCTCTGCCTGCCATTATCAAACTTAGGCGGCTCTTGGGTGCCGAATATAAATTGAGAAGCGTTTTGAGCTGATAGATATAGAGCTTTATTCTGATTCTGATGAGCATTGGCTAGCATGGAGTTTAACATGCTAGCAAAGATTGGAGCTACTGCTGATTTGAATAGCTCTGGAGACTTTTCGTAGACGGTTGGGAGAAAGTTGTCTACAAATACTTTTACAGAAGAAGGCTCAGCTTCATGGATCTTGTCTAAAAAGCTACCCACGTTGCCTTGCAACGTCTGCTCGACAACATGATCCATCTGTTCCAGACGTTTGTAAGCATTTCTAGCTTCTTCTGGAGTATTAAATACCTCTAAAACCTGAGGCCCAGCAAATAAAGCCTTGCGCAATCCAGGTATCTGTTTAAAGATATCAGGATGTAGAGCTTTTAGCTGCTTTGCAATTTCAGTCGCAGGCGCGTCGTCTGCATCAGTAGCAACATCTGCAACCTTCGTCGGATCTTCTTCAATGACTTCTTCGCCGAGATCTATATCTTGAAAATCAGACGCTCTTATCTCAGGTATATCAGCAGGCGGATCTTGAGTCTCTGCTATTGGATCGTCTTCTGACAGATCCTCCGCTGTGATCCCGCCGGTATCTTCGCCTTCAGCCATACTATCTCACTTTCTTAGACGGATATATGAATCGCAGGGTTCAGGTTTTATCTTAGATCTATGGAGCTATGAATCCAGTTATAGTGCATCCAAATGCTGTGGCCGCTGATGGTCTGCAACAAATAGCATTGGCAGCAGTAGGTACTAAAGGTGTTTCCGTACCAAAATACATTTCTATATCCATTTGGTTTGTAGTAGTAGCAAGAGTACCCAATTGCCACTTATGCGTCAAAGCAGTAATACCAGTAACACATGCAGCTCCAGTCCCAAATACTACATCTACAGTCTGAGCAGACGCTGCACCGTTAGATATTGAAACTGAAGTTACATATGCACGCAATCCAGCAGCGGGAGCAGCTTGACATTGCGTGGTCACTGTAGCTGTTAACGGAACAAAACATGAAAATCTTCCCGGATGTACCGCTGATGGTGTAGCGCCAACATAATCTACTGCTATTGGAGAATATTCAGTCGCTGCTGTAGTATATGCTGTAGTAGTTGGATCTGTTCTTACGCCCCACGCTGCTACACCAGTATCACCAGATGTATGCGCAACATCTTCTGCTTTTCCCAGACTAGTCGCGCCGGTTCCTGGTATGACAGCGTTTACAGATGATACCGCTGTTACTGTAGATACAGTGGTAACAGTTGTAACCGCTGTCAATGTATCGGCTGGTTTTAACCGCGTTGATAATGCTACGTCGAGATTTGTATTAGTAACTGGAATAGCAGCTTGATCCGATGCTAAAACAGTCGGGACTGAATTAGCCATCGTTTTCTGACCAACTGTAGGAGCAGTAGATCCTAACCATGCACCAATGTTACTATCTAATCTGCCCCCAACCAACGCTGCTGGTAATTGGGTAGAAGAAACTGGCTGAGTCGCTTGGAAAAACGTTCCTGTTACAGCTATAGGCGTTGTAAAAGATACTGGTACAGGGCTGGCTCTCAATTCTGCATCTGTCAATCCACCCCCAGGCCCACCACCACAGCCTAATATACAATTGACTCTTAGTGCATTATTAACAGAATCACCAGCATTAACCACGACGCTTCCAGACCAGAAGCGTACTATTGGAAAATTAGTAACTTGATATAGAGTCGGATTAACACTATACAAATCCACCATATCAGATGGCGAAGCAGACGCTGCGTATCCAAATATAGCCGCTAGCGTAGCAGTGACAACTAACATACCAGTAATGGTTTTAGTAGCCCTCTTTTTAGATTTCTCCTTGGGTATCACTACCCCAAGTTCGATCCTTAAACCATCATATATACCAGCCTCTATCTGTTCTTGATGGATCGGTGCGAAGATTATTTTTATCGATCTGTCCGATCTAATTCCGCCGGCTCTTTTGAGCAATATCTGTTCAATCCCGTGCTGCTCTAACTTGTTGACGATATTAGCTTCCAAAGTGCTATCGATACCATCAACTGTGGTATAGGCCAGACCAGCAACTTCTTCCAGATAGACCCGATAATCATATCGACTGTTTTCTTCAACTATAACAAAACCAGATTTTCGCAGCTTGCCCCTAAGAACAGCAGCAGATTCAGAGGTACCGATAATGCTTATTCTCATTCTTTAGATATCCGCTTTATATCCCCAGCGCCAGCAGACAACTTGCCCCATGCTAATACAGCATTCATCTGGACTCTGGTATTCTTATCGTCAGCTTCTGCGAATATATAATCCTGCATAGGCTGTATCAATACCTCTGTCGCAGGATCAGCAGCATCGGTCCTGATGGCTAATACTACATCAGTAGTATTATTAACCTTAAACCCATAACAATCGAACTCTGACTTGATCACTCGCCAATCAACATCATTCAGAGCTATATTGCTATGCAGAACTTTCATATTAACTTCTCAGCTTCTCTACAAAGATATTAGTCCTAAATGTATTATCAGCCGCATATGTACCCACAATCACATATTTGATCCGCCACGTTTGACCAAAGAATCCATCATAGACTGTATCTAGAGCCAATGTCCCATCAACCGCAGCCAATCTGGCTGGAGCGGATTGTGCTATGTATTTGCGTATAGACGCAGCTTTCTCAACAGTCGCAGCTAGCACGCCTAGATGGATAACATCCCACCACGATTGTCCATTATCTAAGCTAGTCTGAAGATAAACATCTATAGTCGTCCCGCCGGCACCTGCAAAGGTCAGAAAGACTTGTAGAGTTATATAACTCGCCTCCTCTTGCCCCATAGCCTCTATGATCTTTGTAAGAGTACCAGCACCCGGTATCAACCCATCTGGCTGGCCTGGACCGTAATCAAGCAATTCAATCATCATTGTGCTTCATTCTCCGGCGGAGCTTCTTCCCCACCCTCTTCACCTTCTGGATTTTCTGACATAGGCTGAGGCATCATCATCATATGCTGTCTCAGATGTAGGATAACATTAGCATAGCCTTTGGGATTATTAATCTTAGCCTCCATGCCAATCTCAGACACGGCCCAGGCTTTGATCGATTCTATATGAACCTCATGATTATCAACATCCATATCCGGCATGACCGTCGGCATCAAGCCCATCGGATCAGGCTCGGCTTTAAGCAACATTGATATCTCACGCAATTGCTTGCTACGATCTGCCTGGCCGGGGATATGAAGATTCGACAGGCCCAAGATTTCAGAGACCTGAGAAGTATTCTCAGGATGAAACATTGTTGCTAGTATAGGTTCTAGCGGATTCTCTTTGATAAACTCCAAAAACATTGCATGTCTCTGCGACCATGTTACAGGGAACTGCTCAGATATATCAGGCTCGACTTCTCCAATCTGTCCTTGCATTTCAGCGGATCTGATCCATACATTCTCATAACTATCGCCATTGCTTTTTACATAATAATCATCAGACATGGCATGTTTGAGATAGCTATTCACAGACTTCGACATCACAGATGCCCACCATAGAGACAGCATTTTCCATGGCGTGCTTAAACGTTGAAGCGCTCTGGACTGCGACTCCACATACTCACCGAGAGTCCTTGAACCTCCTTGTTGCTGACCACCATATACAGATGGAAAATCTCCAAGTACAAACTGAGCATCTTGATCCAACTGTAACCAAAATTCTTTAACCTCTTGAGACAACGTTGCAGATTTAACTGAAACGAATGCGTCCCCGAGAGCTTCGCCTCTGCGTGGCTTAGCAGGGAATACAGATCCGGGCTGATTCTTATATTTTTGATATTGGTCGAAGTCCAATACGTCAGGATTGGCAAATGTGTCTCCAACTCCATGCTTCACCGTATCCAATGTCATATATACTAGATCATTACGCATATCCTGTAATGGAATACATGGATCGCCTAATGACGGAGTATGAATATATCTGCTCAATGGTGATTGAGTTACAGTCCATTCATCATCAACATTGCATGGCTCGACGGCCAGAATCATCATATTCAGATAGCAGACCTTGACGCCATCTGGAAAATTCTGTTTCAGATAATCAAGCGTTCCAACATCATCCTTGATATATAAATTATACGCCCATGGCCGGATATACGCCTCAGCAAATGAACAATAACCATTAGTATCGGGCTGATATGAAGTCCGATGGATTGCCTCTGGAGATGTATATTGATCTATCTGATCAGCCATATCTGGATACAAACCACGGAGATATGTATGATGTACTTCTCTTTCAAATATCAGATATGGCGATTCTGTGAAATTCCTAGCTATATGCGATACTTTGACATTCAAAGCGCCAAAGACTTCTACGCATTCTCTGGCTTTTGGAACTTCATTATAACCTTGGATAGAAGGTACATCTTCTTGATAATATTCAACCGAAACTGCCGTCGGACCACACGTTGGACACATGGGCTGCTGTGGAGCCATAGATGTCATCATGGGACCAGATGGTGGCTGTGAAATATCCGGCGGTATTGGTACTTGAGTCTCAGGATCTAACTGCTCTGGTAATGGATATGGAACATCTCCACCTTCCATAGCAGGATCTATAGCTTGGGGAGGAGCATTGGGATCATTTGGAAACGGTTGCTCTGACATATTCGGCTGGCCGATAGGATTGCCACATTGCTGGCATATCTGTTCTTCAAAATTCATCGGCTGGCTGCCGTATATCGGCTGCTTATCCATCCCATATTGAGCACTTTCATGACGATATGTATGAGCAGCGACGAAAGGCGAGGTATAGAGCAGATAAAGAGCATGTAAGAACAACCACTGACCCTTATTCTGCTTCTGGATCATTTCTGATATCTTGCTAGCTGTCTTGGAAGTCGATACATCATCTGGATCGTCAGCGTTTTTTGGAAAGAATCTTACAAACGGCAGACCTGTTGACAAAGCTGCAATAAGGCTTTCACCATGAGCCCTGTAGATATTTACTGTAGAATCGTATTCATTTATATCATCATCATCATTCGACCAAAAGCCTGGATACGCAACGCCCCCAGACGCTGCTGATATATACCGATTCACCATCGAGCTATAAAAACCGTCCTGAATACCTACCCAATAATCTTCATTCCTGCGCCATTTTATAATCTCACGCAGCCTGATATCTTTATCATCAAGCTCCAACTTCTGTGCCAAGTTCCATATGCTCTTCTGGATATCTTCAGGCACATCTTTAGCATTATACGATGGCTTGATATCTGGCTCGGCTGGTCCAGCAGCCAAATCATCTGTGGTGATTTCGGCCATCTATATATCCTTAAACCTCAGAGCCCTGCGTGGATCGTATGCTAGCTTCTTGAGCTGCTTTATATAGCTTTCTATCCAGCAAGATCATCTTTTTTCTTCTCTCAGAAGGGGTCATACTGCCTGGTATGGCAGATGAGGGTCTGCTAGCAACTTGCGCCGGACCCGATGTTATATTATACATCTGTTCAAGATTGTATTTATTCTGAGCAATTAGATCTAGAACTTGCTTCTTGGATTCTTCTAGCTCTTTTTCCAAGAAAGCTATATACCTATCAACTATCTCATGCTCTCGATCCACGACTGTTTCTGAGCCTATATCCCCGATGAATAGGAACCGTAGACCGTTTCTCAAAACGATCCATACGTTGATAAAAGGCTGTAGGATCTTTTTCAGCATCTTTCAATATCCCTTCCAACTCCTCACGCCTCTTTGATTCTTTGATACTATTAGCTAAGTATGCATCGATAGCTTTTAAATTATATCGCAAGCTGTCATAAGCATCATCACCAGACATCTTTTTAACATCCTCAGATCTGATAAGATTCTTACCCTGACCATCGTCGTAGACTAGCAAGGGTAAAGTTGTTATCAGATCAGTACAATGACTAAATATTTGCAACTTAGGCAGGTTGGTCTCGGGCTTTTCTTTCTCGAAAGATCTCATATATGCCCAAAACGCATCGGTCCCGAAATTTCTCAGAACTTGCTGGGCATATTCTGAATTAAAGTTATAATTCACAGCATCTGATCGCAATGGTCTAGCAGTCCATCGCAGATACTCATGGATCAGATGTTTCCCACCCAATCGATCATTATCAGCACGGCCAAAATCCATCCCTGTCACTTGCATCAATTGGTCAGCGATGGTATATGGCAATCCACGATCCTGCCATGCAGAAGGATCTAATACCATCTCAACGATGTTCTTATCATATTTGGATAGACGTGCAATCTCAGTTCCCCAATCTGCGATTTTTCTCTTAGCCTCTGCAAACTCCCTATATATAAAAACCCTGCCGTCGGGTGCGATTGCTGACCAAAGCGCGACGGTTTTATGCTCATGCCCCCAATCCACGGATAGCACTTTGGGCCACCATTCGGGTATTCCGTACGTTGGAAAAGCTCCCATAGCAGGAACCACATGGATTGCATTAGCTGGTTCCGATGCCAGCTTACTATAACGGAATTCAGTAAATACCTGTCCAGAGAATGCATCCCAATCGCCTTCCAGCTTAGCTTTACGCTCAGCTTCTGGGAGAAGTTTTAATCTATCTATATATGTCGGATCGTTCTGGATCAGGGTTGGGTTGTCATGGAGGTATGCGGGTATATATATACGCTCACTCCCTGTCTTAATATCCTTGATCCGAACGTGTCCTTGACGCTTAGGGAGAATGAATCTTGACCTAACCCATGCATGTCCGACGTTTCCGGGATTGCTTGCGGATCGTACGATTGCAGGTAATCCAGCAACTGATGTACGTACTCTATGGGTAAGATACAGGTATTGAAATTCTGTAAAGTGCGTAAGTTCGTCGATTCCAAGATAGTTGTATTCGGCAGTATCATGTTGTCTAACATCATTTTCGGAATCAGAATAGCCGAATCTGATAGTCGCTCCTGAAGGAAAACTCCATACATGCTTACTAGCATTATATTTGCCTTGGAAATAAGGATACCATTCATGGGATCTGGGGATTAATGATTCTTCCAACTCAGGAAAGGTCCGGCGAAATATAATACCCTTGAATCTAGGATGATCAATAAACCTCCTAGCTATCGGATACATCAATATAACTTCAGACTTTCCTGGTCCTGCTGATCCACCAAAGAAGCCTTCAAAGATACTATCTGGTAATTCTAAGAACTTAACCTGCTTAGGATGCGGCTTCCAGGTTTTTTGGGAATTTACAACTGTATATGGGGTCTGAGTAGTAGACATGTCAGATATCAAATGCCCGATGGATCTGAGGATTCATGGCACATTTGCCAATGTATATTCCGGGCGTATTACACACGATCCATACCTTAACAGCAAACCAGCACACAAGCAACAAAACTCGTATCATCGCCGATAATATAAATTTATTTATCTATCGACTCAAATACGACGCGCCTTATACAGACCCCGTAAAGATACAGGTATAAGGCCAATATCATACTTCCAACATCTCATATTTTTCGGGATCTTTAGGCGATGGTGCGATGATTACAACTTTCGCAACGTTATCCTTCGGCGCATCAGATGCATCTGTCATATTCTTATATATCACAGATGTATCTTTGGCTATGGCTATGATCTGATGAGATTTTAAATTCTCTTTCTCTACTCTAGATATATCCACCAACCCCATCAACGCCAACGTCCTTTGCAACGCAGTCTGAGCAGCTTCCTGTCGGATTTCAGATATTTGCTTTTTCAGCTCATGATCTGTCACCCCATGGCAAGATCGAGCATTCTTTAACTCATAGACACGCTGTCTGGTTATATCAAACTGGCGCGCCGTATTATTAACACCTTCAGACCATGCTAGAGCCCCGACGACGGGCTTCATAATGGGCAGGATTTTATCTATCCTATGCTCAGCTTTCTTTCTGCCACCGTTAAAATATGGCTTATGTTGGACTTCGACTATTCGGGGATCATTAGAAGCATTCTGCTCTGATGACATCCGTTTAGCCAATTCTTTTTGATCTATATAATTCATATCACCACGACCTGGATTTATCTCCTACCATTATACGCAGTATATGTTTGATCTATCTCTTAGATCTACGTCAAGCGCTAGCAGGCTCTGAGACGAGCGATCGATCATAGCAACCTATCATGCCGCCGGACCTTGGCTTATAGCCCGTCCTGGCCCATCGAGCGCGTCGTGGCAGTCCTTATATATGACCCCTCACCCCATCTCCCTGCCCACTATCATAGATCTATGATCATATCTATAGCTTTTTTGCTATAAATCCATGATGGATAAAAAGTATATATACTTTCTTAGAATACTTAACAGACAAATATATATGGGCTCCCCCCAAACCCCCCACGGCCCGACGAGGCTCATTGATACATACATAAACTATCCATATATGTATGGTCTATGCCTGGATAATACAGCTATGATTTCATGGAACAAAAAGAATATGTAGATACATGGAACATCGGCGCGCCGTAGTCGTCTAACGCTGTGAGAAACGAGAGAGGTACAAGAGAGAAAGTACAAGAGGTAAGACGGGACGGAAAGCGAAAGACGCGAATAAACAACAGGAAACAAGGAACACTACAGCTAGAAATTTTTCAGCGGGACATAAAAGCAGAGTCCAGACAATGGATACTGCTAGAGAATCGTGCTACTTTCGGAATGGTCCTAATACAAGGCCCTTCCCATCATTCTCTAGCATTGGACTCGAATAGATACGCCAGCGGCAGGCTAGTAACATCGGCAAGCTACGCTAGCACAGGCTAAAGTCATGCGAAAGCATTAGGATAAGCCAAAGGGCTAGAGCGCGGCCAATCCCGAAAAACACTGCGACAACATATTTACTCTCTGGACTGGCGTACGGAAACATGCTCTCTATGGACAGGAGCATCCAAGCCAATCTCCGACATTGCGAATAGGCGAACGCGCGACGGGAAATGACATTGAAGCTAGCAATGTGGCTGCTCGCATATTAGTGGACCTGTCTGGGGTACAGCATGGGATGTTAGCATAGAGCCTAGCAAGCTTTGTGCTAGCATTATAGGGTATGGGGAATGATTGACAGCATAAACACTGTGAGGTTTTTATGAAAAAGCGAATCATTCTTGCAATTCTCATAGTGCTTGGTCTAGCGTCTGACATGGGCCGGGTATATCAGGATTGCCCAGGAGAACCTACAGACGGTGAGCTTGAATACTGCGTCTCAGGCTGGATTAGCTGGATAGACTGAATAGGATAGCCTCATACCCTACAATGCTAGCATAATGGCATGCTAGCAGGATGATTGTGGAGAATACAATGACCGACCGTGAAAAGGAAAACGCGGAAGTGGCGGAGAAGGTCGTCGAAGATGCCAAAGAACTGGCAATCGCGCCGGTCGAGACCGTTTCGCTTTCCGGCAAGAAGCGGAAGAAGCGGAATCTGAACCTCTCCAAGGATCAGAAGCGGCAGATCAAGTATCTGCGATTTGCAGATCGTGTTGGAATCGTGTTTGGCGATACGAATATCAAGGTTTCGCGGCAGGATTCCATCCGCTTGGTCGAGCGGAAGAAGGCCAAGGTGACTTTCGTCACCGATGGGGGAGGAGATTACTCCTCTTGCACCGTTTGGCCGATTGATTACGTGGCAAAGCCGAAGGGAATCGAATAGCATCCTGCTAGAATGCTGGAGTGGATAGAAAATTCCAGCATTCAATGGAGGATACTATGACTGAAAATGGAAAGATCGCTGTGCAAAACCTGACCCGCGAAATCATGCGCGAGATTCAGAGTAACATCAAAAGCCCAGCGTATGTGACCACAGTGAATATCGCTGTGAATCAACAACGCAAAGCCCGCGTGACTGCTACGCTGAAGTATTACGAGACGGTGGATCTGGGGTAGTAGCCTGCTAGTGATATCAATCTTGAAATATAGATTGATATCACAATGGAGGTTGCTGTATATGCTCTGTGAAGTGAAGCATAAGGAAGAGCTAAAGGGTAGGAAATATGTTCAATTCCTACTTTCTCCTGAGAATTATACAATCATCATGGGCACTCAAGGCCATGAGCAGCTATTGTATGATTTCAATCTCTCACGGCGGGATTACTGCTATGGGGGATATATCAGAACAGAGAGCAGGGATATCGTGCCTATCACTGGTACGGTTGAGAATATTCCAAAGAATCTGTGGGAAGTTGTTGTTGCAGATCTTTCGGAATTCTTCGGATTCGATATTCGTATGGATCCGTATTATACCTAGTCGCCTGCTAGATGCTGATGTATGGATATGGACATACATAGCATCAATGGAGGTTGCTATGAAAGATGTACTAAATCAGAAATGGAATGATCCTGATTTTGTATATCTCAAGGGCTTCGAGGCTGCGGCAAATGTGATAGCAGAAGGATATCTGACGATAGATATGATTCCGCTATTCGTCCGACGTAAGTTAAAGCAAGCCTGTGAGAGTACAGATATCTTCAATCATTTCCATTGGGGAATGGCTGATGGTTATCTATCAGCGTTAGGAGTTTGATGCTTCTATAACCTGCTAGAATGCTAGATATACTAGCATTCAATGGAGGCTGTAGATTGCTAAGCATGAATGGTAAGCGGGATGATTACTTCCTGCGAGGCCATTATGTCGAGATTGTGGATACTACAGGATAGAGTGCATTCGCCAGAGACATACAGATGGATTTGCTCTGGAGCACGTTTACTAAGACTGCAAGTCTGCAATTAAATCCCTATGGTAAGTGTCGGGATACCAATGCTGTAATGCGCTAGAGATTATAACCTCTAGCATCCTGTGGGTGGAATCATAGCCTCCGCTATAAATTTAATGATTTGGAGAATCATATGCACCATAAGATAAGAATAACCTATGGTCTTACAAGCCTAAGCGATACAGGATCCCGCTGGTTATCGCTAAGTGGCGCACAGTGGATTGCGCATATCACACCTTAATTGAGTTATTAGCCTACAGTATGCCATCATGTTGAGGTAAAGAGGCTGATTGCATAGATAGGGCATGAGTCGTTAATCTTTAGCTAGAAATTCTTGGAAGAGTGCGCGCTTATTTCTAAGCTAGCGAGAGTTCATGCATATCATAGCACAGCACACTAAAACTACCAATTCATGATGGCATCATGGAGGTTGATAATGCATATGTACAATTGGAGCCTTCGACGTCGCACCTTTTACTCTCCAACCGCATGCGCTCAATTTGTCAGGAATTATCCTGGCAAGATTGCTAGCATGGGATTCGAGGGCCGGCTCATGGTGCTGCACTTTCGTCTGCCGTTTTAACATCATGTTCAAGATCATATTTCTAATCTGGATGTTGATGGATTGTGTCCATGTTTCAAACTAGATCAGAAGAAACTGGTTTGAATGAGCACAAGACGTTAGCAGATGCGTTAGAAGCTGCTAGCAAAGACCAATCAATTTGGAAAATCTCTTTTACAATCAGGGATACCAATGAGAGGGTCAGGCTTGTAAGAAAATACGAACAGTATTGGGTTTACGAGCCAATAAAGTTCTGATATTTGCTAGATATGATAGTTATCATCAACTATCATATCAATGGAGGTATCAGTATGTGTAAAAAGTACCCCTTTTATATGACTCATGATGAGGCTCTTACTCTCATACGATTCATCATTGATCATATGGGGGTGGAAGAAGTTGAAGATAAGACGATACGTCAAATCGCGTCTTATATGTCCAATTGCATCGTTCAGGAGATGCTTTCAAATGCATAGCAATCCACGAAGAATCAAGCATCGTCATGAGACATGCAATTGCAATTCATGCATGCCTCGGGCGCGTCGTGGTAGGAGAAAGATCACGTTACGAGATCATCGTAGGTAATCATA